AAACCAAGCAAAAAGGCGTTAGCGTGGTTTATTACGAAGAAGTTAGGAATCATGCAGGGATAACAGCGGCGCACGTTTACGGAGCGTTTGAAGGGCATTTAACTGCATGGTGTGAACATCATGAAATACCGTATCAGAGCGTACCTGTAGGCACAATTAAAAAATTCGCAACGGGTCGCGGGAATGCTGACAAGCAGTCGATGATTGATGCGGCAATAAGCGCAGGTTTTAATCCGGTTGACGATAACGAAGCAGATGCTATACACCTTTTACGGCTAGTGATGGCCGAAAATGCGGTTGCATAATGGACGACATAGACAAAGCTGGAGACCACATTGACAAAACAGACGAGGCGGCAATTGCGGCAGTCAGAAAGGCGGCGGCTAATATTCCGGCAGGAAAACCAGGCGAATGTGATGGATGCGGCGAATACAAAGCGCGCCTGGTTGATGGGATGTGCGGGCGGTGTAGAGACGAGTTTAAGTTGTAATTACAAAAGGGTGCAAAATGACAAATATTCGAACTATGGTTCGGGGTGCTTACGATCTCCAAAAACTCAGGATTCAAACGGGAAACAGAATCGTTGTTAACTTTAAAGCAAAGCTCGGACAAGAACCAAGCAAAAAGGAATCAGAGATCGGGAGTGATGAGAAAAAATTACTCGATCGCTTGCGCTTAAGTTACCGAAAAATTACCGATGGCGTTGTCGATAAATTGCCGTCAAGCAAGAAATTTGTTGGCGATGAGCTTATCAGTAGTTACACTGAATTATGCTTGATTGATCAATACCTTGACCTGGAAGCGCGGGAAGTAAAGCATTTCAAACAGCTTGAAAAAGTGCTGCATGAGTACCCTGTCTATGAACAATTCTTGCTCGGCGTTAAAGGTTGTGGGGCTGCAATGGCAGGTGTAATTATTAGCGAGATCGACATAGCCAAGGCGAAATACTCATCTTCCTTATGGAGATATGCTGGCCTTGACGTCGCACAAGATGGGCGCGGCAGGGGGAAATATAAAGAACATTTGGTGACGCAGAAGTACCTTGACGCGGAAGGCAATGAGCAAGAAAAACTCGGAATCACGTTCAAGCCTTTCCTTAAAACAAAACTGCTTGGCGTATTGTCTGGTAGCTTTCTCAAGTGTAAGTCACCGTATTCAGATCATTATTACAACTACAAGAACCGGTTAGAAACCGATCCGCGGCATCAAGAAAAATCAAAAGGGCACATTCATAACATGGCGCAGCGATACATGATAAAAAGATTCCTGTGTGATTTATATGTCGCGTGGCGAAAAATCGAAGGGCTGGAAGTAAACAAAGAGTACCACGAAGAAAAGCATGGACATGTTCATGCCGGCTGAGTCAATCAAATTTAGAAAACCAAAGTATTCAAGCGAGTCAGATGGCTTTAAAAAACCAAAATACGGAAGCGAGTCATGATCGACGAGAAAACCAGACTGAACAAGCGAGTCACAAAACACGAGAAAACCATGGGTAGGAAGCGAGTCAAAAATTGCAAGAAAACCAGGCAAGGTTAGCGAGTCATTTGTTGAAAGAAAACCAGAATTATCTAGCGAGTCAATGGGCAAAAGAAAACCAATCAAGTTGAGCGAGTCAGAGGGGGCTAGAAAACCACACGCCACAAGCGAGTCAGGGGGTGAAAGAAAACCATATTCATGAAGCGAGTCAATAAAACCATAAAACAAGGGGGCGATATTGTTCAAATCAGCAGAGTCGGCTTTAATGTGGGCAGCGCAGGTTAGGGAAACGTTGATATATAAAGCGCCTTCGATCAGCAGAATGTGCGGCAAGCCGTCAAGGCCAACTGATAATGATGTTTTGATCGGATTGTCGCCCGAAGAAGTCCACCGACAGGCTGACAATATCTACTCAATGATAATATCGATTGATGATCCGGTGTGTGAGGCTTATCTACTGTGCAAGTATTTCAACGACCCGGATCATGTTTCGCGGATAGTTTCTCGCGTGCATTTGCACTTAACAGATCGGTCAAGGGATTTGACGATGCTGATTATGGCGTATGTTGGTGCTCGAATCGGAGGGCGCGAGATTACTCATAGGATGATTCGGGATTCTCTTGGGTGTAGAGATGTCGCTATTTCTGATTATCGTAAATTAGTTTATTCAATCATGGACAAGGTGCATGCGCAATCGATTGATATTATCGAGTGCAAAATGATTGATGCCGGATTAGTCGGCAATCAATTCGCCGCTGGTGTTAGGCGTTAAACATTTGCAAAATTCCGGAAACAAGATTATACTAATAATCATAGAGTGGTCTTATTGTAAGTAAAAGAAACAAAACCACTAATTAAACAATAAGTTAACTGAAAGCCTGGCGCGAAAGCTCCGGGCTTTTTTGTTTTTATGACGATAAAAAAAACGGCTGGTAACAGCAAAAAAACAGCGACCGGGCGGCCTTTTTCTGCGGGTAAAAGTGGTAATCCTAGCGGAAGACCCAAAAAAACAGCGGAGCAAATAACACTTGAGGCGCTTTGCAAAGCTAAGACGCCGGACGCTCTCGACACAATCGTTGAAATCATGCAGCGCGGCGAAAACGAACGCAATCGATTAGCAGCTGCTCAGTACATCATTGACAGAGCGCATGGCAAAGCACCGCAAGCGCTGGAGCTATCCGGCCGCGACGGTGGCGCAATCGATCACACAATCACTTTCGTGCGTCGTATTATCGATCCATCCGCAGGATAAATGCCGAAAATCGAGTTTTGCACAGCGCGGGTATTTACTCCGCTGCTTGCGCCTGCTCGATATAAGGGTGCTTGGGGCGGGCGCGGTTCTGGCAAGTCACATTTTTTCGCTGAAAAACTAATTGAGGACTGTTTTGAGTTTCGCGGCATGCGCGCAGTGTGTGTTCGTGAAGTGCAGAAAACGCTTAAAGAATCAAGCAAGCGGCTGATTGAAGATAAATTGAGCGCATTTGGGATCGGTGAGAAACACGGATTCAAAGTGTTTAACGAAGTGATTAAAACGCCCGGCGACGGCGTGATTACGTTTGTTGGAATGCAGGATCACAACGCGGAGTCTATAAAATCGTTAGAGGGTTTTGGGCGGGCGTGGATTGAAGAAGCCCAGACACTAAGCGCAAGATCATTGTCATTACTTCGCCCAACAATTCGCGCAGCCGGTTCAGAATTATGGTTTAGCTGGAATCCACGGCGCAAGACTGATCCAGTCGACATGATGTTGCACGGCGATGATCCGCCAACCGGCGCGGTAGTTGTGCGGGCGAATTGGAGCGACAATCCGATGTTGCCGTCAGAACTCAATCAGGAACGGTTAGACTGTTTGCGGACAACCCCAGAGCAATACGATCATATTTGGGAGGGCGGCTATGCTGCTGTTAATTCCGGCGCATATTTCGCCAGGCACTTAGCCGATGCAAGATCAAGCGGCCGGATCGGTAGAGTGTCAGCCGACCCGCTCATGACTATCCACCTATTCTGCGACATCGGCGGCACAGGCGCAAGATCCGACGCTTTTGCGATATGGGCTTGTCAGATCATTGGGAAGGAAATCAGGGTTATCGATTATTACGAAAGCCAAGGCCAGCCGATCGATGCGCATATCAACTGGCTGCGGTCGCGCAATTACACAACAACAAAGTCACAAATTTGGCTGCCGCACGATGGCGGACAGAATGACAGGGTTTATTCAGTCAGTTACGAATCGGCATTCGATGCCGCCGGGTACAAAGTCGAGGTGGTGCCAAACCAAGGCAAAGGCGCGGCAATGCTGCGTATTGAGGCCGTTCGTCGCTGGCTTGGGTCTTGCTGGTTTAACGAGTCAACAACATCATCAGGTATCGATGCGCTCGGCTGGTATCACGAGAAAATTGACGACGCGCGCGGCATTGGACTAGGCCCTGATCATGACTGGAGCAGTCACGGTGCCGATGCGTTTGGTTTGATGGCAATTGCGGTCGAGGATCTTTTTGCAAAAACAGATGAGCAATACACGCAGCCTGTTTTAACTCACGGTTGGATGAGCTAATTAAAAAATACATTATGCAAAAAAACACTGTTGATATAGTCAAGCAAGCGAAAGAGTTTTTCACGCTTGCGAGCGATGCGGAGCGAGAAAACCGCAAGGCCGCGCTTGATGATATTGAATTCTCTTTACTCGGCAAGCAGTGGGAGCAAGCCGACATAGAACGCAGGCAATCGCGCGGGAAGCCGTGTCTGACGATCAATAAATTGGTCGCGTATGTGCATCAGGTCGTTAACAACTCACGCCAAAACAAACCATCCATTTCAGTGAAACCAGTCGACGATAACGCCGACCCGGAAACCGCAGAAATATACACTGGGCTGATCCGCAACATCGAGTCCACATCAAAAGCCGATCTGGCATACGATACCGCCGTTTTACATGCGGTTGCCGGTGGTTATGGGTACATCCGGGTCAATGTCGACTATGCACACGATGACACGTTTGACAAAGACATAAAGATTGATAGGGTGGCTAATCAATTCGCCGTTTTTGGCGATCCGCACAGCATGGCCGCTGATTCGAACGATTGGAATGAGTGCATGATCGTTGATCGAATCACAAAGGCCGAGTTCAAGGCGAAGTATAAAAAGGATTCCGCCGAAGGCTGGGAAGATTCCGACGGTTACACCGGGCTGGAAGCGGACTGGCTAGACGAAGACGGTATTCTGATTGCTGAATATTGGGTGCGCGAAGAGGTCGTTAAAACAATTTGTTTGCTTAACGACGGCTCAGTTGTTGATGCAGAAGTCTACGCAGAGCAATCAGACTATTACGAAGCAATCGGCGCGCAGAAAGTTGACGAGCGCCAGACTCGAAGCTGGAAGGTGAAACAATTTATCGTTACCGGCTCGGAAGTGCTCGAAGAAAACGACTGGGCTGGTAAGTACATTCCGATCGTTCCGGTTTATGGGGACGAGATCATCGTGTCCGGCAAGCGGTATTTCAAGAGCTTGATACGCGACGCCAAAGACCCGCAGCGGATCTTCAATTACTGGCGCACAAAAACCACAGAATTAGTGGCTCTCGCACCGAATGCGCCGTGGGTCGGTAAAGAAGGTGCATTTTCCGTTGACTCGCACAAATGGGCGACAGCGAACATCGAAGATCATGCTTTTTTGCAATACAAAGGCAATGATGCACCGCAGCGCCAAGCTTTCGCGGGCGTTCCGGCCGGGGCGCTACAAGAAGCGATGAATGCAAGTGACGATATAAAAACCGTGCTCAACATGCACGATCCGAGTATGGGCGCGGAATCTAACGAAACATCGGGGCGCGCAATTATGGCGCGTCAGCGGCAAGGTGAAATCGGAAATTTCCATTTTGTAGACAATCTTTCGCGCGCGATCCGCCACGTCGGGCAAATCGTGATCGATCTGATCCCGCACGTTTACACCGGTGAAAGGATCGTGCGCATTCTCGGCGAAGATGGCAAAGAGGCCAAAAACGTGCGCATCGGCGAAGAAGCGCAAGAGGTCGAGAATGAAAACGGCGAATTAATGCGAGTTTATGACCTGTCAGTCGGCAAGTATGACGTCGTTGTCAGTGCTGGGCCATCGTTTTCAACCAAGCGCGAAGAGGCGGCGACGCAGATGACTGAATTTATCAGGTCTTACCCGGATGCCGCGCCGCTGATTTCTGATTTACTGGCTAAAAATCTTGATTGGCCGGGCGCTGAGGAAATGGCCAAACGATTTAAAGCGATGCTGCCCCCGCAAATCCAAGAAGCCGAAAACGGCGATCAACCGCCACCAGAAGTCATGCAATTGCAACAGCAATTAGAGCAAACGCAAGCCGAAGCACAGCAAATAATCCAGCAATTGCAGCAACAGATTCAAGAGGTTTCACAAAAAGCGCAAGCGACAACGGCGGACAAAACGCTGGAAATTGAAAAACTCAAGATCGACGCTTTCAATGCAGAGACAAACCGGCTGAAAGTTGTGCAAACAGGTATGACACCTGAGCAGGTGCAGGCAGTTGTTGCCGAGGCGCTCAATATGATGATTTCTAATAGCGACAGTAACGCCCGGATCGGTAACGCTAATCCAGGCAAGCAGCGCAACAAATAACAGCGCTTTTTATGCGGCGACAGTTAACCACGGTTTAACGCAGGCAAGCCGGGCTGATAATTCGGCAGCGTTTTACTCAGCAACCGTCACCGCGCCGGGGGCGACGCAGGGCTTAACCCAAAACGCGACGTTTGATAACGCTAATACGTTTTACGGGCATACAGCAACAACGGGCGCGGTAACGCTGACGCAGGACAGCATATTTAGCAGCGCCAATCAGTTTTTCGGTGCAACGATTGAAGCGGCAACGCAGGCAATCCATGCAACCTACGGAACGCTGCGCGAATACTTCGGTGCACTTGAGAAAAATAGAAAAAAACTCAAGAAAGCCAAAAAAAGAATACAAACGGCCATTCGTCAGGCTGTGCAACATGAAATAGAGCAAGCGCAGGATGAACCGATTTCGATAAGGGAACTTGAACGCAATATTGAGCGCGAAGGCTTTAAGGTTGATGAGCAGTTTTATGTCATTTCGTTACAGATACTCAAATCACTAGAACACAAGCGCATTTCCGCGCGGATTCAACGCGCTATTTACGAGATTGAGCAAAGAATACAAAGAGAAAAAGAGCGAGAAAAACAACAACAGGAAGAAGACGAATTGATGCTGATTATGACTATGATATAGATCAGCAGCAAAGCGAGAAAAGACCGGCCTAGTGCCGGTTTTTTTATTTGTGCCCGCCATTAAGCGGGCTTTTTTATTTGTGAGGTTTAAAAAATGGATCAAGCGATTGCAGAGGCCAATTTAGTACCCGATGTCGACCCGGCTTTAATCGAGGCGGATGACGAGGCGAACGAAGCTGAACAATACGAAGATGATTACGCAGAATCAGACGGTGACGATGAGCAGCTATCCAATGAAGATGGCCAGGCAGCGCCGGAAGAAGACAGCGAAGAAATTGAGCTAAACGGGCAGAAATACCGCGTGCCAAAAGACATTAAGCCAGCGGTAATGATGCATCAGGATTACACGCGCAAAACCGAGGATTTAGCGGCACAGCGCAGGCAATTTGAGGCGCAAGCTCAATTTCATCAGCAGCATATTACTGAGGTTGCAAAACTTACGGCGATTGATGAGCAAATCAATCAATTTTCGCAAGTTGACTGGAACGGGTTGACAGAACAAGACCCAATCCGAGCGCAACAGCTATTCATGCAATTCTCGCAATTAAAAGATGGCCGGGCGCAATTGGTCAATCAACTCGCACAAAAAGAACAGTACATGGCTCTGGAACAACAGCAGCAATCTGCCAAGTTATTGCAGGAAAGCGAATCTGTTTTAAAGCGAGATATAAAAAACTGGTCTCCCGAATTAGAGGGGCGATTGCAAAAGTTTGCCATTTCAAGTTTCGGCTTTGATCTTGCGGATGTGCAGCAAGCAAAAACCGATCCTCGAATATACAAACTCTTGCACCTAGCATATCAGGGCGATCAGATAATTAAAAAACAGACGGCGAAAGCGCGTCCTGCCGAGGCAAGACCGGTAACAAACATTAACAGCCGGGTTGGAAAGATCAACAAAGACCCGTCCGAAATGAGCGACACCGAGTTTGCCGCATGGCGCAGGAAGCAGATCGCCAAACGCTAACAAAACAATCACTGAAACACAAAAAGAACCCGCCTCGAGCGGGTTTTTTTATTTGTGGCTTCGGTAAATCCACAGGAGCTTAAAAAATGGCAAATTCTTTCAAAGTCGTCGATATGGTGACTAAAGAGGCGCTTCGTATTGCGCACGAAAAACTTACTTTTATCGGCACAGTTGATCGTCAATATGACGCATCGTTTAAAGACAACGGCAAGGGCAAGCAAGGTTCTACCTTGCGCGTTCGTGAACCGAACATGTATACACGCCGTCAAGGTTCGCGCGTTATGGATGTTCAGGATCAAGCTGAAACTTCACAAACAATTACCGTCGCAACGCAGGACGGCGTTGATATGCGCTTCAATTCGTCAGAGTTGATTCAGTCAGTC